CTCCCTGATCTGCAACGCAGCCGGGTCGGATACTTTGGAAAAATTGTTGCCCTTTCCAAGCATATGTTACTACAGTTCGATGTTATAACTGTAGGCATAACTGAATACGTGAGTGAGTGTGCTCACCTTCAGTTCCAACGCTACGTTCTCAACTTGGATGCGGTTGAGTCGTTCGGCTGGTTTACCACAATTCCTGTAAGTTTTGCACTCTGCAGGACTGAATTCTAATGTTGCTTTATCATACCACTCAGCGCAAGCGTTAAGTTGGTTAGAGGACAGGTCGAATGCCATCTCTATCTCAGTTCTTAAGAATGATTCATCAAACGTAAATAATGGTTCCTCTTCTGTCAACCTGAATGATTCGGCGGCTGCTGGGTTGAGTTCAGTGAGTATGTCCATGTTTATGTGTTGATTTGTTGTGTTACGAAGTAGGAATTCAGAAATATTGCGGTATAAGGGTAAATTACCATAGAGTCTCTTGTACATGTAACCCAGTGAATGATAATACTGGCTCTTACAATGTTGGAACTTCGTTTTCCTAAAAACTCTAAGGTTGTTCATGAGTTTGCGAAGATCTTGCGCATACATGAACTTGCCCGGTGCATACTGGATGAACTTGCCCGAGCAGTAGCTAGCGTCATGATAGTCGTGACGTCTTATTAGCTTGGCATCAAAGCCAAATTGGGAGAATGTATTGACGTATTCTTGGCCAATTGGTATTTTGATGAGGTTGTCATCACCGTCACATATGAAATTACCTTTTCCAGTGTCATTTATAATTTCAAAGTAGCGGCAAGCAACGTACATCAAGAGGGTGTTAAATAGGCCTGTATCCATATCACCCGATCCACGGCAGCCCCAAAAGTCAAAGTAAACACCATTCAATGTGTGTCCTCTTTTTCTCATTTTAGCTATCCATAGTTGACGTATGATATTGAATTCTGGCTCTTCAAGCAATCGTTTCCAGATACCCAGTTCGACATGGGATAATAGACGTTGTCTTTGTGTTGCCTCAAATTTGCTGCAATCACATTCGAGAATGTCTGCTCCGAAAACTTGTTCGAAAAATTGCTCACCCCTCCCGAGGAAACTGCGACCTTTGCTAATCTGTGGTAATTTAACCATTGCGTGTTCGAGTGCTGTGGTATAAAGACCGTAGATGAGATTAAAGCGTGGGTCGCGTCCCATAATCATTCGTGGTGGCTTGCATTCATTATAAATCTCATTTTTAATAAATGCAGTCATTCGGGAATGTTTTTCCAAATGAAAACCAACTTGTGATATCTGGGTGGCAGCTCTAGTGTATCTCTTTCCTAGTGCTCCCTTTTTCTTATCGAGGAACTCATTGAGCGTAATTGGACCATCGAAATTTTTCTTCAATTCCAGGCATAATTCATTAAGAATACCATCCACAATCGACCGATTGTAGGTTAAATCATGTTCAGTACTTTTCAAATACCTATTAGATAAACCTACAATATCATTGTGAAAGCAGTTCGACATTATGAACACTTCATCATGGGTTATGTCTGGATTATTGAATAAAACATCGTACTTCACGTTTGTGCAGAATGTGTGTGATCTAGTTGAATCTAAGATCGCTCTTTTCCATTCAGCATTTGGAAGTAGCTCTACTCCGTGTTGACAAATACTTTCGAGTCTTACGTCTAGCAGCCTGGTGCCGACCAGGGGCACGCCTAGTTTTTTGAGGCGTATTGGTTGGACCTGCACATTTTATACCACCACAATTTGACTCTGCTACGCTCTTTATTAGCAGTGTCCTGTGCAAGGATGAAGCCGATTGTACATTCATCAACGATCTTCTGAATTGTGGCGTTATGTATTATGACTTGCTGTGGAGTGTAGTTAATGAAATCCACTTTGAACTCCTGAAGGTACTTCCTGGCCAATTTAGTCATATGGTCAAGTGTTTCCTTTCTATCTTTATAACTTGCGAATTTTTCCCGCAAAAGATAGTTGGCTAATTTTTCGTCATAATAACTATCTGGTACAGTTGTGTGCGATTTCTGATCTTTACGCAAAACAAGCTGACCGATATGGTGGTTACCGATAATTGTATTGAAGTTGAACCTGGAAGGTTGTTTAGCCAAAACAACTCTATTCCACAGCGTGGCTTTTCTTGTTATCTCACAGTTACGCTCGATAACAATAGCTTCAGCAGCAGGCGGCACGATTATTGTGGGTGGTTCTTGTCTTCTTTGTGGGGCGTGGACTATCCCAACACCGTTACCCTCACGGCGTTCTTCGATAACTAGTTGGTGCTCTTCTCCTTCTTCGGTAATAGGAGTGAGTTTACCATAAACTGGTTCGGCTTCAGTCTTTTGGATTATCACTTTATGGCGGATCGCCAAAGGAGCATTTTTCTTCACACTTTTGGAGTGTGGCTGCTCAACTTTTGCCACCTCTTCAGTGACACGCAATGGTGAAATCACGCGTTGTGGTGGTGGCACCACAATGTCCATGAGACTGGGTATTTTAGGAGAGTTGGGCTGTGTTTTGGTGTCAGATTTACCAGGCACCTTCGGGTTAACACTATCAAGTAATCCATGTTGGTTTGGGATTACCACTTTCCTGCCCTTGTTTTTCGCCAGTTGCTCTGGCGTAGGGTGCATTGGCATGTCTTTGCTCACGTAGTCATGCAAAACACAGTTACATTTCTGTACCATGTCGAGACCTTTCATGTTCCAGTACATTACCAGTTGTGGTGGGGTTGCTTGGCATGGATGGTACACGCTCTTAGCACCGCACAGGCACCTAATTGGTGGCAGGGATCCGAATTTGATCATGGATGCGACCTGCTTTTGGACCATTCCGATGTTCCTTGCCTCTGCCAACAGATTCCAGTGAAGTCTTTCTTCTACTGTATCCGCGCATAACGCCTCATCGAATTTTTGGTCTTGTTTAGTCATTTTAGACTTCGGAACTTCCAAACCGAATGCGTCAGCTGACTTACGACCGACTAGCTTGTTTGTCACTGTAGCCCGTTGTTTCCGCTTAGGCGTTACCCTTCGCGTACTCCTTCGACCCTCGTGACTAGGTTTTTGACCATATTCGCAATCTCTGTGCATTTAATATG